AACATTTGAGCTATCGAAGCAAGGGTCTTATAATTTGGTACAAAATTGTTAAACACTTCTGGGGTAAGTTCTTTATTGACATCTGCGATCAAATCACTCTGACTAACGAACAATCCGTGTGGGTCCATCACTCGGTGAGCAAGCTTCGCTTCCTTTATAATCTTCTCTGCTATTTCTCTATGAAGGTTTTGGTTTTCATATAAGGAACGATAGTTTTGAAGGTCTTTATAAAGAACAGAGCCAGGAACAAAATGCTTTTTGATAATCGCGATGGCTTTGTCTTTAACTTCGTGGTTCTCTTTTATAATTGCTACCGTAGCTTCGCGTACCAATGCTTCAAAAACAAATGCTGTGTTACGCTTTTTATTATGTCTTGTCTTCATTCTGTTGCTCCGTTAGTAACTCTTTTTCTTCGAGACCTTCTAAGAGAGAACGAATAGAATTATTCATTTCGAAGAGTTTATCTTCTTCTGTCTTCTCTCTCAGCTTATAAATAGATTCATCTTGCTCATAAATCCCTGCTAACCCATTCATTCCTGTTAATGTATTAATATCTGTCATTCCAGGGTGGGTGTTCCTGCGGGTTGAGCTACTCTTTTCTCTTGATCCAGCCGCCGCAATAGAACGGCTTCTGGCGCCGGCGGGGCGTTTGTCGGTCTTAACAGGGCGATACTTTGCGCCTCCTTTATAAGTGCGAACATCTCGCGAGCCAGGGGGTACCGCCAATAGAGCGGATTCGTCGCCGGCGGGTTCGGCGCCTGGTTCTCCGGCAGGTGGCGCGCCGGCTTCGCCGGCGGCCATTTCAACAGGACCGCCCGCTTCTTCAGGAGAGGGCATTTCTGCGGCGAGATCACCACCTAGTTCTCCCATATCACCACCCAAACCACCCATTCCACCGGTGGCGGCTGCAGCTTCGGCCACAGCCTGCAGATTGGCATCGTGCTTACGGTCATAATACATTTCACGTTGGTTGCGAATGAATTCTTCATTGGACATACCAAATACATGTTCTGTCACCCAACGTCGGGAGAAGAAACCTTCTGTCGCGGAACCAGCAATATCGAACTTCTGCTTCCAGAACTCAAGCTCTTGAAGCTCGGCGATCTTGGATGGGTTGTTGAGGACAAGTGAGAAGTTAAGCAAGTCATCACCACGAAAGCCGAGAGTGTAAAGGTGGATGATACCGATCTTCTCTAGTTCAGAGATAATAACCCTCTGTAGTCTTTGAATGGTTCTCGCGAATCGGATGTCTTTTTGTGCGAGCGTGGCCTTATCTTCTGCCGCGCCTTCTCCCATAGAAAGATACGACTGGGGAATCTTAAGAGCGGAGAAGAGTTTATCGCGAAGATACTTGATATCGTCAATTTGTGTAATATTTGATGCGCCGGCGAGAGTCTGAATATCTGTTACCGATCCGGCGCGGACTGGAATGAAATAATCTTCCTCAACAGCCATCGGATTATAACGGAGATCAATGTTGCCGGTCTTGGGATCAACCACAGAGTGTCGCTTAAGCTGTGAAACAACCTTTTCCATATATTGCTCAACTTCATTGGGAGGAATAGAGCCAACATCAATCTTAAACATTCTTCGCTCGGAAGAGCGCACAACACGATATGCCATCATCGCGTCTTCCATAAGCACAAGCTGGCGCCAGATGCGACGAGCAGGCTCAAGGATAGAGGTTCCATAAGGGGCGTACTTATCGTTACCGAGGATGCGGAAGTGTGCGACCTGCCAGTTTTCAAAGGTCATGCCAGCGGAGTTCCACTGATATTGAACGTAGTTGGGGTTGGTGGAGTCTTGGCCCTCAAGCCTCTCGATCTCCATTGGAGGGAGGGCGATGACTGATGTAACACCATATTTATCGTCAATGTCGAGGTAAAGGAAAAAGTCGCCGTACTTACTCATTGTGCGTGCCCAACCAAACAGGTTGTATTGGACATTCAAAATCTGTTCATATAGAATAGTGAGAACCGCTTTAATCTCTTCGTTGTTTGATTTAACATTAAGCATTGGCCGCAGTTCCGAATATGTTGTCATCTCGTCTGCATAAATGTCCAGCGTGGATGCGATCTCGGGAGTATATTCCATCTGATCAAAATCAACATAACGCTCAGAACGTCGCTGGTTTTGGATAGCATTCGCAGCAATCGTGTCGAGGGGGTTATATTGAGACTTCTTGAACTGCTGACCAGATGCAGTCTTAAAGCGTGACGAGAACTTATCTAAATGTTGTCGACGTATGCGGCGCCCTGATTGAGAGCGATAATTAATGATTGGACCAGAGAAGAGCCGTGTCAGAGCTTTGAATAAATTATTTTCGCTGTTGGCGGGATTGTTCCCTCTATTTCGATTTCTATTGTTTGGTGCCATTTATTTTCTCACTTTATAATCCATTTGTATTGATCCCAATACGTTTTGGCTTCAGACATTATATCACTTGGACCACCTTGTTTGTATCCCGTTTGGCCTTTTATTTGTGTATTCATTGTAGTTTTCACTGTATAGATCGCATCAACGAACGCTTTCTGGTAATTTAAATCTCTCGCATTTACTTGAAGAGCAGTATCTCTAACCCAGCAAGCAATCGCAAGAGCCATGATCAAATCATCATTATAACTCTTCATTGCTTGTGGTTTGCCGTTCCTCCAAATGAAAGTTTTAAATTCGTTGACAGTTCGCGAAGAATATATCTTAATTAGTTTATTTCTTATAAACTCCTCTAATTTTGCAATAATCAAAGGTCGCGTTTTCATCGTTGTGGAAAAACCAGCGATAGCAGACGTTGTATGCTCTGCAATGTGTTGCTCAATATATTCGTGGGTTGATTTAATAGAGAAATAAACATTGGGATAGCCAAACTCTGTAAGTTTATCTAATACGGTATAACCAATATTGTTATTCTCAACCACCAGCATCGCGTCTCCAAACTCTCTACCGATTTGATTAAGCATCGTAGCAAACATATCTGGTGTGGCCTTCCCTTGGTATTCTCCGATGATTTCTAGTGTTTCAAGTTTTATAATATGAAATGTAGAGAAATCGGCTCCATCACCTCTTGACACATCAACAGACATAAGGTAGTTGCAAGTAGGATCGAATTCTTCCCAGATCCAAAAGTTGCGGTCAAAACCAGTGCGATACTTTGGTTCGCACACATTTGATAACAACCACGCCATATCGTCGGAGTCGATGACAGTCTCTCCAGAAGTATTGAAGTTACACATCAACTCCTGCGCAATCTGGCGCTTGGACATATTCTTCGTTTCTTTCTTATACCACTCTTCCTCTCTATCGGGATGAACATCCCACTGCAGGGTCGTTAGATTAAAGTTGTTGGCTCCAGACTCCGCATCTGTACAAGTCTTGTGAAACCAGTTACCCACGCCATTAGGTGTTGACAACGCAATACACCGCCCACCCGTAGATAGTGTAGGATACAACCCTGTCCATAGTTCTTCGAGACCTTCGATGTGTGCTGCCTCATCAAGCACAAGCAGAGACAATGCTTCCGAACGACCAGCGTCACCGGAAGTAGATGCGGCTTTAATAGAAGATCCATTGGAAAGTTCAAAAGAGTTTCGGTTATCTACTTCAATTGTAGCAATCTTCAACCAATCTGGTAGATTGCGCATAATGCCTTTAACTTTCTTTACGAGGTTTCCTGCTGTCGCAAACTTGGTTGCCATAACGAGAATAGCCTTATCGCGGTGGAACAACATAAGCCACACGATATAGCCGGCTGTAATCGTTGAGATACCCAGCTGTCTCGCTTTTAAAATAACATTAAAACGATAATCATTAAAATTTTGTAATAGGTTGTCTTGGAAATCATATGTATCAAATAAAATAAGCCCGTGCATCGGGTGAGATATACGGGCATAGGTTTTCAAGAAGTATCCTGGATCTTTACCGCACTTTAAGATCTCTTTTACTTTTTGTTTTTTGTCTAGTTGAAAACTCATGCATCTTTTTTGCGTGTATCATTCTTCGGGCGCTTTCCTTGCCAACCACCTTGGTTAAGGAAAGTCTCCCAACTCTTTTCGACAGGATTAGTATTACCGGAGTTGTCGATGTTCATAGTCTCATCGAGACCACCGACCTTAAAATGCTTCTTGGCAGTCACCCAAGACCGCACTCTTGAAGAGTTCTCGGCACGGATGTCAACTTCACCTTCAACAGTAAGAGTCACAGAATCGCCAGTGATGCGTTTGTATTCTTTCTTAAGCCATTTAGAAATGTCAGTCATACGCTGGTCAATCTCGCTCTCGAAGCCTGGGCCATAAATCTCTTTGAGTTGGATTTCAGACTGATAAGTTAAACACATCATATCACCATAGAACTTTACACCAAAGCCATCCATTACGCGACGGTCGATAAGCATATCGCCTTCTTCGCGGCGGAGAGCGCCGGTCTTTACTGGTTCATAGTCTTCTCCAAGCGCGCCATCATATGCGTTGGCTGCGGCTTGTGCTAGTCCTTGTACAATTTCATATACTGTTGCCATTATTTATTTCCTTCTTCTTTTGATGCGACGGTGTTCTGATAGCGGTGGGGTCGTTACAGGTACTGTGTCTGTTTGTGTGTCGTCGCCCGTCTCGGGTGCCTCGCTGGCTGTCTTCAAAGCGGTTCTTATAGCGAGTAGTTTCTGTGCGCTGGCGATCTTGGTCGCTGAAGTGATCAGATGATTAAGTAATTCTATAAATTCCGGGAGCGTGTTGATGGTAGTGTTTATAAGCTCTCCAATCCCATGTAAATTAAGTTTATCTAGTATGCGGTCAACATCAGGAGAGACAGCTTCGTTCATCGCCGCCATTTCTTCTTTAATAATTTGAGCTAATGTAGATTTAGTTATTTTCATTTTGGTCTCCATCCTTTTACTAGTATTAAGTAGTATTATTTTCAAGTAAAGTCTTGTTACCTTTCTTAATATTTTCTATTGCTTCTAAAGGTTGAAGATTCTCCAAAGCCCAACACTTTTGAAAGCTAGGGTGTTCCAAACTATCATATGGAAGTTTTGATTGTGGATAAATATGATCAATATGCCATTTGCCATAATTATCCCAGGACATCCAATCCTCAAATTGTGATTCTATATGTTCTTTAAGTTGTTCTAAAGTGTATGGAAGATGTTCAAAAGTGCGGCCATTTTTGACACCATTTTGTGATTTTATAGCACGACGTATAATGGAAGATATGTTGGTGTGCATTTTAAAAATTGGATCGGAATGATAACGCTTCTTAAAATTTGATAAATTAAGTGCTGCGTATTTTTCTTTATTATCTTTATAATATTTCTTGTTGTGTTCTGCTTTCTTATCTTTGTTTTTGGCACGATATTCAGCAAGCCTTTTCTTATTCGATATTTTATAATCTCTGCTGTATTGCTTAACGCATTCTTTACAGGTATTGAATCTATTTTTATAAAACTCTTCTTGTGTTTTTGTCTTGCCGCACTTAGTACATTCTTTAATCAATAGGTCGTCTTCCTTTTAACCATCGTTCTTCTCTACCTTCAACATATTGAATATAGCATTTGTTACAACATTCAAATTTGACAAGACAAACATCATCCAGTGATTTCTTAGGAAAAGATCCACAGACAGGACAATTTTTTAAAGATGGTAAATTAAGTAGTTTTTTTGAAACCTTTATACCATTAATGTCAACTTTTTCCTGTTGAGCTTCTTTTTTGTAAGATTTCTGATAAAACTCTTTGGATTGTTCCAGGTATTCTTTTTCTTTGGTCTCATCCCAATTTGCTTTTGGGTTTTGTATAGCTTCTTCACCATACTTC